TAGATGAAGTGAAAGAATCCATCATCAACGCCTATGAAATCAAGACCGGCCAGTCGAGGGCGAAAATCTCGCATCTCATGGACGGTGAAACGTGGATGAACGCCAACAAGGCGATCGAGCTGGGCTTCGCGGATGGCATCTTGGAGGATGCTAAGCGTGGTCAAACCGAAGATGTGGTCTTTGCGTTTAGCCGTAGGGCGGTTACCAATTCGCTCATGAACAAACTCATCACCAAACCCGCTGCGAAAGCGGAAGAACAGAAGCAGGATGCGCCAACTGGCGTTTCCATCGAAGCGGCTATGCAAAAACTGCAGGCCCGCAAATACATTTAATGGAGGAATTAGTTATGAAAAAGGTACTTGAAATGCGTGAAAGACGTGCAAAAGCATGGGACGCAGCGAAGGCTTTTCTCGACACAAGGGCTAAGGAAGGTGTCCTTTCTCCTGAAGACAACGCAACCTATGACAAAATGCTTGCTGATGTGGACTCGATGGCCCATCAAATTTCCATTGAGGAAGACCGCGTAGCAAGAGATGTTGCGATGGCACAGCCGACCAGCTCTCCTATTACAGCAAAACCCGTTACACAGGATAATAAGCCGGTCCACTTCAGAGCGACCGCCGAATACCGCGAGGACTTTCTAAACCTCGTGCGCGGCAAACGCCCAGTTCACAACGTCATGGAGGAAGGCACTCCCTCCAACGGCGGTTACCTTGTTCCAATTGAGTTTGACAGAAATCTTGTTCGTGCGCTTGAGCGTGAGAACGTCATTCGTTCTATTGCAAAAGTTATAACCACGGCGGCACCTCACAGGATTAACATCGCACTCACCGACGTATCGGCTGACTGGGTGGCGGAGTCTGGCGTGTTTACGCCCAGCACACCTACCTTCAACCAGCTTTCCCTCGACGCATACACCCTCCGCGCAGCGGCGCTGGTTTCGGAGGAATTGCTTCAGGATTCTATGTTCGAGCTGGAACCCTACCTCATCGATAATTTTGCCCGCGCATTTGCGGCAAAGGAGGAGCAAGCTTTCTGTGTCGGCGTAGGCACTACTCAACCCACGGGCATCTTCACCGCTAGCGGCGGCGAAGTCGGCGTGACAACGGCAGCTGCTGGAGCAATTACAGCGGATGAACTCATTGAGCTGACCTATTCTCTGAAGGAAGGCTACAAGAAAAATGCTGTATTCCTCCTGGCCAGCAACACTCTCGCTGGAATTCGCAAGCTGAAAGACGGCAACGGCGTCTATATGTGGCAGCCGTCACTGCAGGCTGATCAGCCGGATCGGCTACTTGGATTCCCCGTGTATGTCTCACAGTATGCGCCGGCTATCGCAGCGGGTGCTTACACCGTCGCTTTCGGCGATTTCCAGAATTACTGGATTGCCGACCGCAGTGGAAGAACGGTAAGACGTGCAGATGAACTGCACATCGCCAACCTGCAGACCGGCTTCTACGCTTTCCAACGTGTGGACGCTAAGACCGTACTGCCAGAGGGCATCAAGCTCTTAAAGCAGCACGCTTAAGGAGGGTTAACGCATGAGCGAATATAACGCAAAGAACTATACCGAACAAGGCGGCGAGAAAACCGTTATCGGCGGTACGCTGGAAATCTTGGAGGGAGCCTCGGTAACGGGGCTTACCTCCACCGCTGCACCCGCTTCTGAAGCGGCTCTCGGCGGGGTAAAAGCCGCTGCTAAAACGGAAACGGATACCGTGCCAACAAAAATCGGATCGGATGGAATCCTTTATGTTCCAACGTACCCCCGTGTGCCGGAACCGTCCATAGCCGAGAACCAAGCGGCAAGCACTGCGGAGGATATCGCAGGACTCCTTTCTGATTTCAACGCGCTGCTTGCAAAGCTAAAAACCGCTGGGCTTATGGCGGCAGACAGTTAGGAATAAGGAAAGGATGGTGACGGTATGACACTGCTTGAAAAAGTAAAGGCAAACCTTATACTTGAGCACTCGGCAGATGATGAGCTTTTGCAGTTGTACATCACCGCTGCCGTCAGCTATGCAGAGAGCTATCAGCATCTACCTGAAAACACCTATGCAGCCAGCTTGATGCCGCCCACCACTGAGCAAGCCATTATCATGCTGTCGTCCCATTTCTACGAATCAAGGGATGGCAGCACGGGCGGCTTTTTTTCGGACAATGTCCAGGCTGGACAGCAAGTGTGGAATACGGCCAACCTTTTACTACGGCTGGACCGGGATTGGAAGGTGTGATTATGAGCTATGGAAAGATGAACACCTTCATCGACATCGTGGAAAAAGTGACAACGAAAGATGCGGAGGGTTTTAGGACGGAGGTCGACAACATAGTCGCCTCTGTCAAAGCGTATCGGGAGGGTCGGCATGGCAATGAGACGTGGGCAAATCGGGCCTCGTTCTCTGAAGCCTCCGACCTTTTCCGTTTTCGCCGCATCCCGAATGTAACTGTCACAACTTCGATGGTTCTAGTGACCAAAGATGGTCGTTTTGAAATTACCTCGGTGGAAGATGTCAAAGGGCGCGGAATGTATATTGAGGTTCTTGCCAAGGAGGTGAAACCCAGTGGCTAAAGCAACATTTAAAATACCGGATGACTTCCTGATGAAGCTCTCAAGGCTAGGCGAGAAAACAGATGATATCATTCCCCGCGTACTGAAAGCAGGCGGCGATGTTGTAGAGGCTAAAGTAAAAAGTAATCTCCAGAGTGTTATTGGAAATGGCACGAAGGAAGATAGCAGATCCACTGGCGAGCTCGTTTCAGCCCTTGGCGTCTCCTCTGCCAGACAAGACAGGGACGGAAATTTCAACGTCAAGGTCGGTTTTTCTGAACCTCGCAGGGATGGCAAAAGCAACGCTATGGTTGCAGGTGTTTTGGAATATGGCAAACACGGACAGCCACCTAAACCTTTTCTAAAGCCTGCGAAAACAGCAAGTAAAAAGGCCTGTGTGGACGCGATGATTGCGACGTTTGAGGAGGAGGTTGAGAAAATATGAGCCTTCTCAGTGAACTGAACACCATCATCTCACCACTTGTTCCACTGGAAACAGGCGTGTTTTCAGAGCCTGTACTAGACCGTTACGCTGTGATCACGCCGATGGTTGATACGTTCGAGCTATATACCGACAATAAACCACGACATGAAATCCAGGAGGCGCGGATATCCCTGTTTGACAAGGGAAGCTATACGACTCTCAAAAACCAAATTGTCCGCCTCCTTCTGGAAGCGGATTTCATAATAACCGACCGCCGGTACATCGGACACGAGGATGACACCGGCTATTTCCATTACGCCATTGATGTGGCGAAAAACTACGAATTGGAGGATTAACAAATGGCGACTATCGGATTAGATAAACTGTATTACGCCAAAATCACAGAGGATTCAAGCGGCAATGAAACCTACAGCACGCCCATCCAACTTGCAAAAGCGATGAAGGCAGACTTATCCGTAGAGCTTGCTGAAGCAACTCTGTATGCCGATGATGGACCTGCTGAAATCGTGAAGGAATTCAAGAGCGGGACCCTTTCCCTTAGCATTGATGATATCGGCGTGACGGCTGCTGAGGACCTAACTGGAGCAACGCTTGACGATAACAACGTCGTCGTGTCTGGTAGTGAGGATGGCGGTTCCCCTGTGGCCGTTGGCTTCAGAGCTAAGAAATCAAACGGTAATTATCGATACTTCTGGCTTTACCGCGTGGTATTCGGCATCCCGGCAACCAACCTCGCCACCAAGGGCGACAGCATCACCTTTTCCACCCCGACCATCGAAGGAACTGTGGTGCGAAGAAATAAGCTTGATGGTAATGGCAAGCATCCATGGAAATCTGAAGTCAATGAGGACGATACCGGCGTTCCAGCATCCGTTATCACCGGCTGGTACACGCAGGTTTATGAGCCTGTTTTCACCGTCACACCATAACGGAGGGATAGCAAATGGATAATGAAAGAAGTTCAGGAATATCAATCGGTGGCCAGGAATATGAAATGCTCCTAACGACCAAAGCCACCAAGGAGATCGCCAAGAGATATGGCGGTCTTTCTAATTTGGGCGAAAAGCTCATGAAAACGGAGAACTTTGAGATGGCGCTGGATGAGGTTGTTTGGCTTATTACCCTGCTGGCCAATCAATCGGTACTGGTCCACAACTTGCAGAATCCTTCAAAAAAGCGGGATCTGCTTACTGAAGATACCGTTGAGCTTCTCACCTCTCCCTTTGAGCTCGCGGAGTACAAAAACGCCATCATGGACGCCATGTACAAAGGAACAAAGCGCCATGTTGAAAGTGAGGATGAACCCTCAAAAAACGCACAGGTCGGGTAAGCGACGATGAGTTGTTTGCCCGACTAATTTTTTATGGCGTTTCCCTCCTTCATCGATCTGAGCAGGAAGTTTGGCTGATGCCAATCGGACATTTGCTTGATCAGTGGGAGGTTTACAAACAGTTCAACGGACTCGCGAAGGTAGCCCGTGAGTATTACATCGATGAAATCATACCAAACGGAATTTAAGGAGGTGGTGGGAACATGGCGGATAACTTCGGCCTAAAAATAGGCGTTGAGGGCGAGAAAGAATTCAAAAGAGCCCTCTCTGACATTAATCAGTCGTTCAAGGTGCTCGGCTCCGAGATGAAACTGGTCGAGTCTGAGTTCGGCAAAAACGAAAATAGCGTCCAGTCCCTCACCTCCAAAAATGAGGTCCTGAACAAACAAATCGATGCCCAGAAAGATAAAATTGAAACCTTGCGTAAAGCTCTGCAGAACGCCTCTGACTCGTTTGGTGAGAACGATCGCCGAACTCAAGCCTGGGCTGTTCAGCTCAATAATGCCCAAGCTGAACTCAATGGTATGGAGCGTGAGCTAAAGGGCAATGAAAAAGCCCTGGATAGCGTCGCCGACGAGTTTAACGCAGCTGAAAAACAAGCGGATCAATTCGGCGATGAGCTTGATAAAACAGGAAAAGATGCCGATTCCGCTGGAGGAAAATTTGAAAAGCTGGGCTCCGTCGTCAAGGGTGTCGGGGCAGCTATGGGTGTTGCCTTCGCCGCTATCGGCACCGCTGCCATTGGGGCGGGTAAGGCACTCGTCGACATGACGGTAGAAGCTGCCGCTTATGCAGATGAAATGCTGACACAATCCACCGTCACCGGTATGTCCGTAGAAAGTCTGCAAGCCTACAGCTATGCGGCTGACCTTGTCGACGTTTCGATGGAGACCTTAACCGGGTCTATGGCCAAGCAGGTAAAATCAATGTCGAATGCCAGAGATGGCTCGGCAAAGTTCGCTGATGCCTATACGAAGCTTGGTATTTCTGTGGCAGACTCAAGTGGTCAACTCAGGGATAGCGAGACGGTATATTGGGAAACCATCGATGCCCTTGGAAAAATTTCAAACGAGACTGAACGTGACGCTCTTGCTATGCAGATTTTTGGCAAGAGTGCGCAGGAGCTAAATCCTCTGATTGCTCAAGGCAGTGCTGGTATCGCCGCACTTACCGAGGAAGCAAAGCGGATGGGCGCAGTCTTAAGCGAGGAAAGCATCGAAAAACTCGGTGCGTTTGATGATTCTGTTCAGAGGCTGAAGCAAGGTTCGGAAGCCGCACAGCGTGTGATGGGGACCGTACTTCTGCCACAGCTTCAAACCCTGGCCGACGACGGGGTTTCTTTACTCGGAGACTTCACCTCCGGACTGGTTGAAGCTGGCGATGACTTTGACAAAATCAGCGAGGTTATTGGAAATACGGTGGGCGGCCTTGTGGATATGATTATGGAGAATCTCCCGAGGATCATCCAGGTTGGGATGGACATCGTCATGGCCATCGTAAGCTCAATCGCCAGCAACTTACCGACGATCGTTGAGTGCGCTTCTTCTATTGTGATGACGCTACTTCAAGGATTAATTGAGGCTCTGCCCGCTATCACTGAAGGCGCTCTGCAACTTGTGCTTACGCTGGTGCAAGGCATCATCGACAATCTGCCTGCCATTATCGAAGCCGCGATTCAGATGATTGTCACTCTGGCTTTGGGTATTGCGGAAGCTCTGCCGGAACTGATTCCTTCTATCGTCGAAGCAATTCTCCTTATTGTTCAGGTGCTACTCGATAACATGGACAAAATTCTCGAGGCAGCCTTCGCAATTATCAAGGGCTTGGCAGAGGGCCTGCTGAACGCGCTGCCAGAGCTGATTGCTGCACTACCTCAAATCATTACGAGCATCATCAATTTCATCACCAACAACCTGCCTGCCATCATTTCAATGGGTATACAGCTAACCATTCAGCTTGCAGCCGGTTTAATCAAGGCTATACCTCAGCTTGTGGCAAAGTTGCCGGAGATCATCTCGGCAATTGTGATGGGCTTGAGCAAAGCAGTCGGTTCGGTTTTTGAAATAGGTAAGAACATCGTTTCCGGTCTTTGGGATGGAATCAAATCCATGGGCAATTGGATCAGTGATAAGGTCGGCGGTTTCTTCTCTGGCATTGTTGATGGGGCAAAAGACCTGCTCGGTATTCATTCACCTTCCACTGTGTTTGCAGGAATTGGTGAGAATATGGGCGCTGGCATCGGGGTCGGCTTTGACCAGATCATGAATAAGGTCACAAAAGACATGCAAACATCTATCCCCACCGACTTTAACGTAGATACAAACTTCAACATGAAGGGTAACTCAACCAGTCTATCCAGTGCTACGAAATCCATTGTTGAGCACACCGGAATCATTGAAGTCCGAGGAATTAACAGAAAAAACGAGCTCACTGGCGTTGTTGAAATTATTATGGACCAGTTCAGGAGGGAGGCGAGGATCTGATGATACGACTAGAAACATCTACAGGTGAAGCCTTGTCGAGGATTCTCAAAGAACTCTCACCGATTGAATATTCCTCAAACAGGCAAGTAAACCGGCTTTTAGACGGCAGTTATCATATCCAGATCATTGGCAGTCCACTGAAAAGTATTGAAGGCACCATCGTATCGACTTTTAATCAAGCGGAAAATTTGAACAACCTAATAGACCAAGGAACTTCGCTGGTGCTGACATTCCCAGGCAAAAAGTATCTGGTGTACGTCGATGAAACCATCCCGTGGAAGCGAATAAGCTTTGCACATGGAAATAAGGACAAGAGCCTGTTTGAGGGAAAACTTAAAATGATCCTCATGGAGGAGGTTATCCTATGAGAGCAATACCTGATGCTTTGAAGGCTGCACTGGAATCAAAGCTACAAAAGCCATCAATGAAAATAATAGCCGGACGTGATCCAAAGAACCTTTTTATTGTTGAGACAATTCATGAGAAGTCCGGCTTAAACACCTTAGACACCTCACTAAAAAGGCTGAATTCCGAAAGTAAACCGGCAGAAGCCTATGTGGTTTTCATCGATAATGGCATTGCAAAGCTGAAGAAAAAGGATCTGCCTTATGACCCAGAAACCCCATGGATGGATTTGTTTACAATCGGTGAGGCCTCTGACGTTGCGATCGAATTCAATGGTTACTGGGAAAAAGATCCTGTTTCTTTGAAGTTCAATTTTGTTACAGACGAATACCCTTGGCTTTTCTACATTCAAAACGGAGATATAAAAGCGCAATACTGGACGGATGAACCCGTGACGCTGGCATCAAATGTAACAAATCTAGCAGCGATTCGAGGCTGGATTCCTGCAAACGGTGAACAGCACAACGATCAAGGCTTAATCCTGGCATATATAAAAGCTGATGGCAAAGCTTATTATCGCCATTATTGTACGCAGTCTAATCACACCTATCTATGGGAAGTAGAACGAGCATTAACCCAGTTTGGTGAAGGTGTTACTGGGATTTCACTATTCCGGACAAACGATTTTAGGATCGGATTTATAGCTGAAAAACAAAATGCATTCGAATGGATATTGACTTTCCGGAACTGGGCTGGAATGTCCGTCCCATCTGAGAAGGTCGCCATGACTGTTACCGATGTTGATATTAGAACTTATGAAATACAGTACAAAACCGGGTTTTCCCCAGCTGAAAATGTATCCATGAATTTCAATCCGTTAGACTTTGTTGAATTACATGTTGGGCTTCCAACCGACTCTGCTTCCATCATTGGTTCTGGCTTCATCGATGAGCATAACTTTTATATCCAGTGGAACTGCGAGCTTCTCAATCCCGGAACCTTACTGGGGCATATAACGGCTAACCAGTACAATATAACGAATGTTGGATTTGGAGATACAAACAGCAAACTAAAGGTTACCGTAGCTGATACCTTAAAAACCTATATTTCTATAGCGGTAAGCTATGACGGAGCCGGACTGTTAAGAACCCAAATAAGAATGGGAAACAGGCCGAAGGTGTCGGGGTTTTCCTATACGGTTACCGGTGTTCCACCGGAAGTATTTGAATATGTCACAATGCTCCCTGCGCTGAACATAACAGCCCTTTTGATAACCTACAAAGAGGGCTTTTTCCCTTCGAACGATGCTTATGTGAGTGTTCAGCCAAGTCTGGTAACGATTGTCGTCACGCAGGTGGCATATAACCCGCTGTAAAGGAGGAAGAAATAATGGAACTAAAAATACCGGTTAACATACACAACAAATTTGAATTTGAAGTGACTGATGCCACTACCGGAAAAATGAAACAAAGAGTTACCGCCTACAACATAGTGCTGGACAACTATTTTTCTAAGCTGATTAATAATACTTCCAATGCAATAGGTGCTATTTCAATCGGTAGGGGCACAGGAACGCTAAGCCAGACTAGGACGGGGCTGTTTAGTGAGATCACCTCTCGCTCTGCCACAGTAGTGACAAGTGTAAAGGCATATCCAACGAGTTATGTTAAAAAGAAGGTCGTATTCAATCCGGAAGAATATGTTGGAGAAGTCATCACGGAAGTTGGATTTTCGGGGAGTACCCATGCGCTGCTGACCGATAGTGAGGGAAATCCTATCTCCATTACGAAAACTGCCCTGGATATCATTACTATCTACGCAACCCTATATTGCACCTTACCAACAACATTGGGAGTATGTTAAAATAATAGACAATCTGCTAAGATGGAGAGGGCGGAGAAAATGCCCGGGAATCGGAGGCAGGACATGGGAGATATCAGGAAGAAATACGACGAGGAATTCAAGAAGAACG